GGCTTGGGGTCAATGTCGAGAGACTTAGCCCAGTCGGTGATCAAGGCGTTGAAGGGGTCAACCACTCCCTGGGGAATGAGCTGCTGCAAGACGGGGCCCAAGGTCTGGACGGCCATCTGCATCTGTTCCACCCTGCCGGCCTTGTTCGGCTTCCTGGCACTGCCGGCCTCGATCCTGTAGTCGAACTCACGGGCAAGCCTGTTCAGGTCCATCTCTTGGATCTGCTGCTGCCAGACTTCTGCTCCGAGAGGGCCGAGGATTGGGGCAACGTCCTGTGCTTGCAGAAGCCACCTTGCTGCCAGTGCTTCTCGTCTAGCCAAGAGACTCATGGCATCTTCGAGGACATTGGCCATGTCATCTGGCCTAACACTGATCTGCTCGGACTTCACCTGTGCTTCTGCTGCTGACCTGAACTGGTTCCTTGTCATTCCATAGACGAGTTCCGTGAGACCGACTCTTTTGTCGAACTGCTCGGACACGGCTTGGATAATGGTCCAAAGATCCTGCGTGATGTTGGGCATCTGGAACACCGACACCACATCGTTCACCGACCTGCCCAGGGTCTCGGACAGCTCCAGCATCGAGAAGCCGCCCTCTTCGTGCTTGAGGATCTGGTCCTTGATGTCATCGCCGGCGGCCTTGGAGACACCGAGGATGGTCTTGCAGGAAGTCATGATCCTGGTGGCCGCGAACGATAAGGCCCAGTTCATGAACTTGAGTTCGGGCATGCCGGGCTTCAGGTGGCTGATTGGCCACGAATACCCTGGCTTTCTGTGGAACTGGAGCGGAATGAAGGGCCAGCCGTTGTTGTCGGCATAGAACGGAATGGGCCACCGGGTCCTGGTGAACAGGCTGTTGGGAAGGCCGGACTCGTCTGGTTCTTCTAGGGCTATCTCCTTGGGGGCGTTCAAGGGAAATGGCACCCCTTCCGCCACCACGACGTAGCAGTTCTCCCCTAGACCATCGAACATCTGAGCGAACTCTTTGGGGGCACCCTTGAGAGTGTGGCCGAATCCAGTTTTAGAGTAGATCTTCCAATAGACACACAGGTCGTTGGTCTTACCGTTGCGTTTCTTGGTCTTGTAGTCCCGGTCTTCTTCCTGGGAGCGGGCGACGTAGGACTCTAGGTGCCCCTTGAGATCTTCCCTCTGGAGGCCGTACTTGCGGGCCACCTGATCGACAGGGTGGATACACCGCTTGGCACACCAGAGGATGTCTTCCTGCTCGTCGGCGTCTGGGTCCCACTGGATGTTGTCGCAAGAGTCATAGAACGAGCCGACTACCCCGAATGATTCACCTTGTTCTGTGGGCAGATCCACCAGCTCCGTCCACCAGCAGCCCAGGCCCTTGATGATGGCCTCGTCCACTACCTTTCGGGAGTGTTCTTTCAAGTTCAACTCAACGGGCGTGTAGTTCAAGTAGCTTTCCACCAGACTGCTGATGGTCCGCTTCCTCTCCTCATCGAGGCCGATCTGCTGGGAGGTCTGGATGAACATCTCCACAGCCGGGTTCTGCGTGGGCATACCGGTCATGGGGTCCATCTGGGTCGGCTGGGACGGGTCGATCCCTAGGGCCATGGGGGTAACTACAGGGAACTGCCTGGGGGTGACAGTCCTGACGGGGTTGCGGGCGTAGATCACGGACCCAAACAACTTGACCGCCTCGAAAGCCTTGTTCACAGTCATCCGAAAGCTGGGCGGGGCAATCTTTGAGTAGGTTGCCGTCTTGTCCCGGTTCTTCCAAAACCAGTCACCGCCGCCGTCAAAGAAGTTCATGCCTTCCTTGGCGTCCTCGGTGAAGGGCCGCTTGTGCTTTTCGGACTGCTTGATCTTGTCCAGCCAGGAGGTGGAGATGGCCCTGAGGGCGTCTTCCATCTTCCGCTGGGTCATGCCGTCTTCGGGGACCTCAGGCAGGCCGCCACCCTCGGTGGACATGGAAGGCAGTTCAGGCTGGAGGTTCTCGTCCATTATCTACCCCGGATACAGGCAAACCACATCCCGTTGCTACCCTGAGCAACGCCTTGGTCTTGGATGGAGATCTGCCCGTAGTAACAGCAGTTTTTGACAGCCGCCTCTGGGGTAGATGCCATGCCAATTCCTTCCATCATCCCGCCATTACCACCTAGGTGCTGAAGCCGGCCCATGCTGGCACAGGCCTCAGCTACACCCTGGGCCGTGTTAGTCATGGCCCTGACCGCGTTCTGGACTGGCTGATGCTGTTGGTGCTGCCGGCGGGGCTTCGCATGGGCTAACGCCGTCAAGCTCAAAAACATCGTGAAAGCCATAAGAGCGTTCTTCACGGGAGTCTCCTTATTTATGTACCTAGTGGTGTCCTCACGCCGCATCGGTCTTCTTGGGAGCCTTGGCCGCCTCGATCTTCTGCTTGGTCAGTAGGTTCTGGAGTTCCTTCAAAGCCTTCGTGCTGGGATGCTCCGAGTAGCAGCCCCATTGCTGGGTGTTGCCGGCCATCGGGCTCTCCGTCCAGTACGGGTCATCCCGGTGGCGGACAGAGGGCTTCTCCACAAAACCGGTGTTCTCAGCCCACACCAGGATCTTGACGGTCTGGGTGCCCGGCTTGCTGGAGATCCAGCCCATGGCACCGTCCTGTGGACTGAATGGATTTGAGTACCAGATAACAAGATCACCGACCATGAGGTCGGGAGTCTGATAGTTTGCCACGATTTCCTCCTAATAGATGGCGTCCGATCACAGACGCAACCTAAGAGGGGTCAGTCGTTCAGGCAACGGTCATGCAACCCATGTCTCTGAGTACGAGTTGGGGGATAGGTAAACTACGCTACCCCCTTGGTTCCGCTGTTTCTCGCGGTTCTTGGCCCAGGCGTACCACCAGGGCATCTCTACAGCCTGTGCAACTTTGTGATATTTGGGCTCGTAGGCACAGAGGTATCGCAGGCAGTCAACGAGGTGAAACTCACCCCGCTTGCTGGGCTCGTCTGTGACCACGGTGGTGCCGGCGACGTAGGCACACTTCTTCTTGTACCGTTTCATTTCTCGTTCCATGTTGGGGACGGAACCCCTGAGGAACCTGAGTCGGGCGGTGCCATCGGGCCTGATATGCAGCATGTTCCGAACAGCCTGGAGGCCGCCCTGGATGTCATCTGCTCCCGGGATGAAACTGGAGCCGGTGGCCTTGGAGCGGATGTTGAGGGCCGAGAGCTGCTCCGTGTACTGGTCTTGTGGGGATTTCCCGGAACCAATATCGGTCAGTCTGGCACCGTGGGCATCGATCAGGAAGGCGTAGAACTGCTGCAACTGGGCTTTCTTATGAAACTCAGCGGCAAATATGGAGGCGTTGCAGTTCCTTATGTACAGCTCGTCGTAGCACAGAACGAAGTCCTCTGAAGGCGGGACTGCTGCGAACAGGACGGCGGTGACAGTGTGGCCGGGGTCAACCACGGCGTACCTGCACCAGTCATCTGGAACTACGCTGTTCGGAAGAGTGCCCCTTTCAAGCCCGTGGACTGACAGGTTGAAGTTGGGATAGACGAGGATGGAGTCGGTGGTGAACTCGCCCTCGGAACGCTGCCTAAGAACGTCCTCTCCGACCGCCGACCACCGCTCGATCATCTTCCGCTTCTCTTCTTGATCGATATGGGGGTTGTCCAGGAACCTGAGGACAAACCGCTTAATGTCTGGGTTGCCGGTCTCTTCTGCCCTTTCGGCCCGTTCATTGAGACCTATCAAAGCCTCGTTCTTAGAGTGGGGCATAGCCGACCAGCAAAACAAACCCTTCCTGTCGGCCAGTCTTGCCTGCATCTCTGGGACCCACTGCTCGTTATTCAGGTCCTCATCGATGTGGACTCTGTTTGCCTGAAAGCCCTGAGGGGGATCTCCCTCGGAACTGAAGCAGTAGATAGTCCACCCATTAACCAACTCACAGGAGTTGAGGTAGCCTGCCGACTTCAGAAGCCAGGAGTAGTTCTTGATCAGTCTGGGTGGGATTAGTGGCGGTGCCGGCTTCGCTTCTTTGGCCCTGTCAGCGTCAACTACAGGATCAAAGGATCTCCACTGCTGGGTCTGGGCGTCCTTGATGATCTTGAAGGCCCCGGCCTTGAACAAGTAGGGGACCACTACTAGTCCGATGTGCTTCCAGTTGGCACCTACGATGACGAGATTCCCGCCCTCTTTTGGATACTTTCCTTCTACGGGATGGGTTCCAGTGGCGGCCCATGCGTCCTCGATGAATGAACAGAGTGACTTGCCGGATCGATTACCACCAATTACCAGGGCTTCACTCGCCAGCGACTGGTGAAACTCCTTCTGCCTCTCGGTTGGCCTGTAGAGTCTCAAGGACTCCATTCGCCTCTCGATCAGCTCTCCTTGCAAGGTCCGCAGCTCGTCCCTCTGGAAGCTCGAAATGGTTTGAGCTGTGGGGAGGGGGGAGACCTGCGGTTGCTGCGGATGGCGGCGACGGGCTGACATCGATGCACCTCGTTCCTCCGTGGATCAGCACGGCCTGTTCTAGCCGGCGGTCGATCTCGGCCTCCAGCTCTTCCTCGGAGTAGAGGTCGATAGGCTTTCGGGCCCCGCCTTGTTCTGTGTTCTTGGCGGCCAGCCTGACCACCATGTCTAGGATGCCGCTCCGGGTCCGGCTGCCGGGAGGGGAATCCCAGTATTGCTTCATGGCAATGCTGGCAAAGCCGTTGGTCCCACCGAAGTAGTTCATCAGGCTTTCGAGAAGCTCTGCCGTGTGGGGGATGTTCGATCCGCCGGCAATGACACGGCCCACAAACGCATCAACCGCACTGCTCTCGATCTTGTCGAGGCTTTTCTGGCGGGCCAGTTTCTTCTTGCACTTCTTGCAGGTGGTCTGGAAGACCGTGGTGCAACCCGGGGGCCTGGAGTAGTTCTTGGGAGTCAGGGGCAGGACTACCGAACAGGTGTCACACTGCCGCACTCCTGGCTGCTGGTCGCTCATGGGTTACCTGTCTAGCTGCATGACGGATGAGATCATGGGCCGCATCAGTTGGCTGGGGTCGCCCTTGTTCAGGTCAGACTGGAGGGTCCTCTCCAAGCCACGGCCAGACTGTTCCATGATCTGGTCTCCCAGGGATTGGCCACTGAGGTAGTCCATTAGCTCCTTGACAAGGCCGCCCGATGGGATTGGAGAGCTTGGATCAGGCTGTCCGGCCATGTTTGACTTGTTGTTCAGAATCTCCCAGATAAGGTCCATGTCGATTGGGCGGGAGGACTGCCTGAGCTTCATGAGATCTCTGATGGTGTCGCTCATGGCTTGCTCCTAAAAGAATCCCCCGGGGGCCCAATAGCGGGACACCCCGGAGGACACGCAACAACTCAGTTAAAGAAAGCTCGGGCGGTGGCAGCTTCAGCAGCAGCCTTCTGGGACTGGTCGGCTTCCTTGACCGCAGCCTTGGCAGCCTTACGTTCGGCCTTGCTCTCGGCAATCATGGCCCGCTTAACCTTCCGACCGGCCTGATGGGAAGCACGACGGCCAATCGGGGGGCCGCCAGCACCAGCCGGGGAGCCACCTTCTCCGACCGTGACACTCTCGGTAACGGTTACATCACCGGCACCATCAACCGTCACCGATTCCTCGACCTTCACGCCGGGAGCAACAGTGACAGCTTGATCGACCTCGACCGCTACCGGGGTGGCAGTCTTCTTGGTCTTCCGACCGTGGCAGTCAGTGCCGGCGTTGACAACACCAGCAGTCATGGAGCCAAGTACGAGAGCAACAGCAAAGATCAGATACATCTTCATGGTGGGATTCCTAGGAGGGAGGGGACTATCGAAAGACCTGCGTGCAAGCCGCTCCTACCTGACCAACTCCGATCATGGTGTAGCGACTACTGAGTATGTTTCTGCGGTGACCGGGAGATAACATCCAAGCTCTTACGGTTGCTTCCGGGGTTGGGTATCCCTTGGCGACGTTCTCCCCATAGGGGCCTTTGGAGTGGTGCATCCTTCCGGCTGCCATGACTGCCGACCAGTTTCGGGCGAACTTCATCATGGTTGGGTCAGCCTTCAACGACTGAAGCCCGTGTCTGTTTCTCTCAATGTTGGTTAGCTGGATTACTTTGATCTCGTATGGGTTGCCGATGGGCGGGGGTTTCCTGACCACCACCGGCGGCGGGCAGGAGGCTGGGGGAACTACTGGAATAACACGGTTGAGGCCGTACAGGGCGAGAGCTACTACGGCAACCCCGAAGAGGGCCCGCAGGTATTTCATCGTCGTGGGCTTTCAACCTTTGGGGTTTCCTTCTTCTGGGAGGGGACTTCGTTGTAAACCACTGCGAATACCAGATCCCGGCAGCACTCGGCCGCCACCACAGAGCCTTCTCGTTCCAGGGCGTTCTTGAGTTCTAGTAGCTGAACTACAGTGCCGATCTCCCGAGACTGCTGCTGGTTTTTCTTCCAGAGGACTGAGGACACCCAGAGGGATATAGTCTTAGTCACAAAGGGGCTGGCTAACAGCAATACCCCCACCAGCAAGATCATGTTCTGTGGAGTGGCGAAGTTCATTTGGAGTCCTTTACTAGGGCGGCAAACCTGTCAGATTGCCAGTTAATGAAGTTCTTCAGGTGCTGAAAATCAGGATACTCGGGGTCCCTCTTTTGCACCACCGATAACATCACCCGACAGTAACGCTCCATCTCCAATGCAAAGGCTTCCGTTTCCTTCCGCTTCTCCCAGCCCAACTGCTTGCGGGCGATAGTTCCTGTGATGTAGGCGTTCCACTCGTCCAAGAGGTAGGCCGGGCTTTTGTTCCAGTCTTTCCTCTGCTCCACCATGTAGAGCTTGTATATGGGGCCCCTTTGGTTCTGGGGGACGGAGTTGGCGACCTGCTCGATGGTGACCCTGGGGTGCTTGAGGACGATTCCCTTGCCGTTCCCTAGGTAGATCCCGTGCTTGGAGGTGCTGGCGTGGAGCCTGTTGGAAGCCCCGTGGGCCATCTCATGGGCCCAGGTCACCAGATCACCGGGATCAGTGGGATCTATCCAGTGGTAAGGGTTCTCCAGTCGGCAGTAGAGGTCAGTCAGGACTTCGCACTTCTGGGGTGCCGGCGTTCGGACTGGCGGACAGATCCCCGTTACAAATGGCAGGTCCGGCTTGACCACCACAGAAACAAGTTTAGGTGTAGGTGGGGGTGGGTCAGGAAGACGGACTTGTGTTGGAAAAGGTTTCGGCTGGCGGGGAGTCTTGGGCTCTTCCCGCCAGCCGAAAATAATGATCAACAGACCAACCAGAATGGCCAACCGCCCAGCGGTGACAGCTAGGGTTTCCATTCTCCAGGGTTAGGCAGCCGAGTGGCCGTAAGTGGTGTTGAGCAGCGTCCGAACCTTGCCGGCAACCGGAGCCGAGATCACAACCCCGATGGCATTGGCAGCGGTCCCGGTAGCAGCAGCACCAGCCGTGGCCGTCACGAAAGCACCCGGAGCAAGGGTGGCCGCAGTCGTAACAGCACAGGGGCCGGACACCACCAACCAGAACACATCGCCATTGGCAACGCCGGCAGCCGGGAGGTACTCGTCAACGACACCCAGGGGGGAATCGGCAACGCTTGCAGCCACGCCGTCAGTCTCGGTCAGGATTGCCGTGTCCTTCATCTTGACCACCGCACCCGGGAGCAGGGGAGCCCCGCTGGTGTTGCGGACGGCAACGCAGGTCACAACCCGATTGGAGAGGAGGATGCCGGTCTGAGTGGCACGGGGGTCGGTGTCAGTGAACACCTTCTGACTGCCCGTGACTGCCGTGCCATTCCGGGGGTCAGCCGAGGCCACAGCCCCTTCATGGCCGGCGTACTTAGCCGGACCACCGAACAGGGTAGTGCCACGCCCGAACCAAGGATCGCTATTGAGAATACTCATGGGTCTTTACTTTCCTTCTGGGTCTGGGATCAGGCGATGGCCTGGAGCTTGAAGAAATTGCGGGGCGAACGGAACTTGAGGTTGGCCAGGACACTCACGACGTACCTATATGCCTGGGTATCTTCGTTGTAGAAAGGGCCCTCGGCAGTCATCAGGGAACCTTCCATGCACCTGAGTTCCATGTTTGCGATGCTCAGGCCGTAACCACAGCCTGTCGGCACGGCATACTCAGTCGAGATATCCACTCCGTCCTGCTGGAATACGTCTTTAAAGCCGTAAAGCTTCAGTCCCGTATTGCTGCTGATGAGTGCCCGCTCCTTGGAGTCGAGCTTGTTCATGTACTCGATGTACATCTTCCGATCCATGATCACCATGTCGATCTGGCTTTCCTTGGTGTCATTGCGTTTTGCCTGTTGAATGCCCTCACGGACGGCCTGAACGCACTGGTCCTGCCAGATGTAGGAATCCGCACCAGTCGAGTTCTTTCCCTTGAAATACTTGCTGGTATAGTTCACTACAATCGGGGAGTAGAAGTCGTACTCAGGATCTGCCACGCCATTCGGCCACGACCCTTCAAGCTGGGAACCGGCCACAGCTCCCAGACCGGTATTAACACCGGCATAAACGTCAGCCGGCCAGCCGAACGGGTCATCGGCGTTGGCAGCCCGCTTGGTGCCGTCAACAATCGAGACCGTGCCGTCGATGGCGGTGAAGCTCTCGATGCCGTGGAATCGCAGCTCGTTACCGGCCTTATTGCCGTCGATCCAGACTTCCTTGGCGAGGTGCTGCTCCATGCTCTCCTGAAGCCGGCTGGCCATCTTGCCCGCAACATTGATCAGGGCTTGCTGGCCTCGGTTCTCAAGCATCTCCCGTTTGTAGATAGAGTCCGTGACCTGATAGCCACGGTACGGGAGGTTGGCATCGACCCACAGGTTCTGACGGGCAAAGACACGGGGGGTCTCTCCGTTATTACCTGAGACCGGCTGGTTGCGGTATCTGACCTGCCAGTTGAGGCCTAAGCCACCCTGGTTCATCACCACGTTACCCGAGCCTTCCAAAGCCGCAAAGACTTTGAACTTACGGAAGGTGGTCAGCTCCTCCTCGCGGAGGTAGTTGGTGATTGTCGTCCCGATACTACGAGCCCAGTCAGTCGAGCTTGCCATTTGCCTCTACCTTTCAGATGAAGCCTTTGGCCGATGCTTCCTGGGAAAGCATTTGCTCAAAGGACATTTTTTGCTTCGGAGCCCTAGGGTCGGTGTTGGTAGTGCCTGCTGATCGGCTAGGGTTTCGACTAGCCTCTCGTCTCAGGTACTCCATGTTTTGTTGGGCAAGTCCTGGCTGTGCTGGTGGCTGTTGTGGGGCCGGCGGTGCCACAGGCGGTGCTTGCTGGTACTGCGGATACTGCTGCTGATACTGCGGGGCCTGACCTTGCCGTGATTGGCTGTCAAACCATCGAGCTAGGAGGTCTCGTTCCACCTTCCCGACCGCGTGTTCCCACCGGTCTTTTGGGTTGGCAATACCGAGACTCTTTGCTTCTTCGATGTATTTATGTACGAGCAACCCCTCTGGTGTGACATTCCCTGTTTCTGGGTCGAACAGCCAGTCGGCATTGCTCTTCTCAAGACTGTCTACGAACTGCTCGTTATCCCTTTGTTTCATGGTCTCTTCGATGATCTGCTGGGCCTGCTTGGCGGCCAGATCTTGGACCATGGGACCGAGAGCTTCTTCTGGGTTAGCAAGAAACTTCTTGGCGAAGTCAGCCTTGTACTGTTGGGCTTCTTCAAGGGCAGCACGGGCGTCGATGGGGGCGTCGGGGTGAATGATCTCCCGGCCGTTTTCGTCCTTGGTCAGGTAACGCTTGTAGGTTTCCTTGACTTCAGGGGGCGACCACCAGCGGGGCTTCTCGGGCTGGGGCTGTTGCTGCTGGGGGGCCTGCTGGGAGCGAGACTGTCTCCAGGCGTCGAAGTCCTTGCGGTTGGCTAGGTACTCCTGGGCGATGGGCATTACCTGCTGGTACTGCTGGAGGGCCCTGGAGGCGGCCTGCTCACGCTGCATGGACTGGTACAGTCTGCCGGCGATAGCCCGGTCATCCTGTCCCTGGAACTCAGGGAGTTTCTTGAAGGCGTCCCAAGCAGAAGGCTGGGGCTGAGAGGGGATACTGGCGGTGTTATCGACAGGCTGGGAGTCCTGCTGCGGCTGAATGTCAGCAGATTCTTCTACCGGCTGCGAGTCAATTTGATCGTCCATAGTCTGTTACTCCTCGGGTAAGACTGGCCTCTCAGCCGATCTCACTAGGGAACAGACAATCCGGCAACGGTCATTCAGGTCTTGAAGCCTGAGTTCATATAAGAACCTGATGGAGTCGATTTATTAACTGGGCGAGGTGCGGCCTTGTTGGCTTTACGGAGAACATCTAAGGCGGCGTCCTGGTTGCCTTCATGGGACTGGATTCGTGCCATGCGATCCTGGTGCGACTCACTGGGAACGTCGGTGCGGGCCTCGTCTCCCGGAGTAAGCCAGTCTTTGAATGGAACTGGCTTGGTTCCCTGGCCGTGGTCGAACGGCACTGTGGCCAAGGCGGTAGTAAGGGCGACGTTGGGGAAGAAGTCTTCTGCCATCTCGCCGGCCATGGCTGCGGCGGTGGTGACGTTCTTGCCTAGAACTGAGCCAACGGCTTTTGCTCCAAGGCCAGTAACAAGTATGGACGGGTCAATGGCTTGAGCTGCTATCGAGCCACCCATCGAGCCTGCCTTGCTGGGAAGCTGGCCGGTCTTGCCGTAGTGGTAGCTGTCAAAGTCCATGTTCCTGGCACCGGCATTGGCGGCACGGAGGCGTTGCAGTTCTCGGACCCGATCCTCGGCTGACATGCCACTGCTTGTAGCTGGGAGTTTGGGACTGTGGCGGTTAAACTGGGCTCCTCGGGCTACCTCGATGGCGTCCTGGATGGTGGACTTGTCGCTTAGTGCATTTCGGAAGAAGTCATAGACGGGTGGGAGGATTGCTGCCGGCGTCCAGGAGTTGCGGACATCCTGCCAATACTGTGACTCCTTGGCGGTCGGGTCCCTCATGGTCTGCTTCTGGACGGCGTACCCTAGCGGGTCCATGTACTGCGTGGTCAGGTGGCCGAAGGCGTAGTCGGGGTTGTCGCTGGCATCAAAGAATCCACCGAGATCGCTGTACTTCTTGAAGTTTGAAGTGCCGTGGCCCATGGCGACTAAGCCGGCGATGGTCCCGGGGATGCTGGGTGTCACCGAATGAGTGGCGTTCTCTCCCCGCTTGTACCAGTGGAGGGCTTCCTCCAGCTTTCTCTGGGCTTGCTGGTCGTGAGTGGCACCAGAAGAGCCTCCCCAGGCGGTCACAGAACTAGGAAGCTCCCCCGTGTTGACTGTCTGGTTCCTGCCAAGCACATCATTGAGGTACTGGGAGTCCCGCATCCACTGGTGGGAGGTGCGGTCGCCGGGGGATAGCTCGAAACCTTCTGGGTCCCTGCCAAGGGCGGCTCGCTCCTCGGGGCTCCAGCCTGGGCCGGTCCAGCCCTGCCACTGCTTCTGCCGGATCTGAGCTGAGATGGGATCGATGTCGGTGGTATTGGGGTCTCGGATGCTGGCTAGGTGGGACCAGTACCCGGGGTTGGTCATCCGGGTGCCGTCGTTGGTCCCGTGATACAGGTGGTGGGCAATGGCGGTAACGTCATCGGGACTGAGCATCTGCTCGTCTGGGTAGCGGGACTGTTCGTGGAGCCGGTGGATGACTTCCCTGAGTTCCGGCATGCCGAGTGGGTCTTCAGCCATGGACAGCCTCCCCTGGTTGCTCGTTGTCAGCGAAGGTTCTCATGAACTCGATGAGCTGCCGGATTCTCTTTTCAGAGGTGTCATCTGGGAGAACGTGTTGGAGCTGGCCCTTGATGTACTCGAAACCGTGGGCTGGCTGGCCGGCGTTGGGGCCGTACTGCATGGTTTGGTCTGGGCCGTAGATGTCGAGCTGGCCGGCGGGGTCATCGTTGACACGAATACCCTGGGTTCTCCAGCGATTCAGGGCGTCATAGTGCTGCTGGGGTGTGATGATGGGCCTGCCGGTCATGCCGTAGTCCAGGCGTTTGGCATGGCCGAAGAAAGCACCTAGCTCATCGAGGGTGCTGGCGTACCCTGCCTGCATTGCCGCCCTGGGGATCAGGACTGGATGGACCCCCTGATCCAGCATTCTCCTGGCAGCCATGTCTTCTACGGGCTTCAGGTGCGGGTAGAGTCCAGCTCCGAGGCCGGCTTTTGACCTTTG